CGGGATTCCCCCCGTCTGTTGAATTCTGTGTAAGTTATCGTACTGCAATGTGGTTGGTTTGTTTTCCCCCGCCTTTGCTTCAATACCTATAAACCTACCCTTGTAACACACAAGAAAATCAGGCGTGCCCGAGTTACCATATCCGCTACCAATTGGCATAGAGTAGTACGCCTTGTACTCATCAAGGATCTTTCTGATAGCCTTTTTAACTTTGGCTTCAGGCGTCATCGCCATTAGTAATTCACCTCATTAAGTTTTTCAATGTAGTGAAATGCTTTGTTTATGTCTTCGTCTGTTGCACCTTTGCGCCCCGCACGCATAGAGTATTTAATAATATTACCCTTCAAAAACCCAATGAACTCGGCACGAGTAAGGACGTTTTCCATTACTGTCCAAGGTTGCACAGGCATCTCTTTGTAATGAGTGCCTCCAATTTGAAAATCATCTGCTTTCTTTTCCATCGTCTCTCTCCTTTGTTAAACCTAATTGAATAGCTTCCTGTCGCAACTGGCGGTTCAAATAGTTTCTCAACCACTCAATACCGCCCAACGCTTGGAACATATCTCTTTGTTCTTTACTCATGCGAAAACCCACATTAACGCCGTTTGTAAATTCACTCTTCGGTCTTGGCATAGCACGTTTCCTCCATAAACTAATTTTCATACTTCTCTTGTTTCAGTCATCATGACCACCACATAGAACAAGCATAAAACAAAATACTGCCGTTATCCATATTGCACCTACGCTCAGTACACCTATTAACAAAAGAAAATCTAATATTTCATTCATACATTCTCTCCTTTATAAAAAATGGTGAGGGGGAAAGATAGATTCCACGCCCCCTCTGTTCGTGGTACCAGGAGGTTCAGTACGCCCATAAACTTTTAACATCGGGGAAGCGTACTGACTTAGTCTAAGTAGTGCCACATCTATCAGGCTCTTCTACCTATTAGCAACTATGAATACCCCGATGCAAATCTCATTTTCTATTATCGCATTTAAGTTGGTACAGAAGAATTCTAAGCCAAAACTGATCAGGCGAGTTATAGTTTGTGTTCGGATTGTATCGGCAACCGATACGTATACCTGTGCTTGTTGTAATCAAAATGGAGCTTCCTCATGGTTAGCAGGATTAAAGGGAACAGGTTTGTTCCCCACGGGAATAAGTTTCTCAGGAAATGGAGGGGACAACATCAGAATGAGAACTTGTTAAGTATAGCGTCAACTGCTTTCTTGGTGTCTTGACGAACCGCTTCGTTCTTACGCAACTCGTTGGCATCTGTGTGAAGCAATGCAGACTCAAGCGCACGTCGTGCATCCTCAAGATCTTTGTCACCCGTCACATTAAGAGCCTTGGTCAAGTCGCACAACTCAAGCGCACCATCCACAAGTGAGTCATGGAAACGTCTTTGCTTGGCTTCCCCCGCAACATAGTCGGTTGTCAAGCGATCAGACATGCGCTTCATATGCTCACCTATCCTACGCTTGATGTCCGCCATCGCATTGTCTACACGCTCTTGTGCCACGCGCTCCAGTTGTTCTTGTAGGTACTTCTGTGCATCATTGCCCACATCAACCCTGAAGTCACCGCTTGATGGCATAGGCATATAGTTAACCCTGAATGCGAACTTGGTCATGATCTCATTGGCGGTTGGATAGTCATCACGCTTGAACATATCCCCGAGTGCCATAGCTTGAGCCGTAATGAGCGTAGGATATATGTATACAAAGTCTTGCACAAGTTTAGTGAAGTCAGTCTCAAAGTCCGACATCTTCTCACAGAACTTAGCAAAGTTAACAGTCGGTAACATACGCAGACCTGAGTCACTCCACGGCAACGTGTTGTCATAAACAAACTGGCGAATCTTACCAACGAACTGCACAATGTCAGCCAACTCATCACGACCCGCCAACAGGTTCTTATTCACACGAGCGGAATCTTTAGCTCCCGCATTCTTATTGGACACAACCTCATCGGTCACACCCCTGTCTAATTTCCTTGCAGTCCACACACTTGCGTTGAACTCTACTAACATTGCACATGTATCTAAGTTATATCTTGTTGTCATATCTTGCTCTCCTTTATTTTTGCTAATCTAATTCGGTTGATAACTTCATTGTGATGGCTTTGCAGTTTACGATTGGCAGTCCGCGTACACAGCGCGCCGTACTGTTCCCACAGCACACGATAATCCCACGCGTTCAACAGTCTGTTAAACCTCGACTCGGACAGTAGCATGCCACTAACGTCTTTTAGTTTGAAATGTTCATACCCATTTGCTACCCAAAACTTTATGCCTGACGCTTCATGTATGAGGTGATACTCATCCATTATCCAAGGGCTAGTCTCTAGCATCTCGCTGATCTCACGTCCTAGCTCGGACATGTATCTCTTACAGATACTTACGGGTATAAGTCGCATCATGATTGAATCCTTACTACCTTGCCGTGTTGTGGTACGAACTCGGTATTGTCCACGATACCCCACAATGAGGGACATGGGGTTGGCGGGTCTTCACAGAACAAATACCCATCAGACAACCATAAGAGCGCATTGGTATTGATCTTGTTCTCTGCAATGTACTCAGTCACACATGTTGGTGTTGTACCGCCACCGCCCTTGGGAGACATCAGCGTTGCAATGTTATCGTACTCATGGGGTTTGAACTCCTGATCACCGCACACCTCTGTATCCCACCATACTACACGTACAGACTCGGGCTTAACGTCAGCGCATATCTTAGCAATCTCACCGAACACAAGACTGTAGTAAGGATGCATTGAACCTGATGTGTCACACGCAATGATCAACTCACCCATCGACTCAGTAAAGTGAGACGGCATCACGAACCCACTTGCCAACATACGTTTGTTGGGAGGACAGAACCTAGAGTTCTCATCACCTGTTGAGATGGTCTGAATGAACTCACGTAATGCTTCTCTCCAATCTGTCTGACGTTCACGTGCAGTCTCAAGAATGTCACGACCACCCGCACCATCCCCCGCCATCTTACGCACTAGCATCTCGCCTTGACGATTGGCATCATCGATCTGACGAATAAGCTCAGTTTTCCCACCATCGCCTTGGGCATCGCCCTCACCCTCCTCAAAGTCCCCGTGTTCATCAAGTGTTTGCACGTCAACAAACTTAGCATTCTTGAGTAGCTCTTGCAGTATCTGCGTGTAAGACATACCCTTGAAGTTATCATCCACGAGTGGAGCTACCTTAGTCGGACGTTCAACAAACTTGAAGTCAGGATCGATCTCTTCAATCAAACTGTTAACACAGTAGTCCATTGCAATGTTATTGATAGGCTTCCCAAACTTCTTTTGCAACTCGTGATACATCGGCAACACGCAATGCTTCAGCGCAATGTGGAAGTTCTCATGCAATACCAAATACCGCAACTGCTTAAGCGTGAAGTCAGATATGAACTCAGTCCCATAGAACTTGTTCTTGCCGTCAGCCATTGCAGTTGGTACATCATCACGCACTTCAGACTTACCCATGCAGATCACACCTGATAACAATGCGAACTTGGGATGTCGCATACAGTCGATATTAGCTTTCTGCACTTTTTGTTGTGGTGTTAATTTATCAAAGCTCATAGTTCCTCCCGTGTTTACTTGGTACTAAAAAAGATTTTGTGTGCACTCAACATGTTACCGAACTCAGTCAGCGTGGCATAGACTGCCACACGTTGGGACTGCGCTACAGTATTTACAAAGATAGACTGCATCTCAGCTTTCATCCTCCACACATACTTAACAACTTGCTCGGCATCCTCACGCTTATCAACACGTGATACGAACTGGAACACTTGCACCAACTGAGCGGTCGGGTTGTCAGATAGCGGTGCGTTCTCAGGGTCAGCAATCACACGATCAAGTGAGCAAATGTCTCGTCCGAATCTAATGAATGAACCTAGAGCCTCAGCAGTAGTTGCACCAACAGTCCCCACAAGAGCAGACTCAAGAGTGTCATCGTCCAGTACCCCATCTCCCGCATTAAGAATATCACTAGACGCAACAAGAGAGCGAGGAGTAGCATAGGCAACCGCAGTACTTCTAGGATTAAAAATATAACCATTGTCACGAGAGAGATCTTTACCCTCATATTTACCACCTTTCTCATAATCAAGGAATGAATCGAACACCATTGGGAAGTTGTGCACGAATGCCAACACATTTGGATTGACACCCGCTGATACCGCATAGTCATTGATCCACTCATCTACTGTAGGTTTACGCATCTTGACGAACGTCAAACGATTACGCAAGTGTGCCTGAATAGAATCGCCTAGCCCCTCAACTGCAAGGTTGGTGAAGCATACAACCACACTACCCTCGGGCAAATGATAGTTACCAACACGTCTCTCGTAGATGATCGGTGCGAGTACGTTCTTAATAAACTGCGGTGCTTTAGCAATCTCATCGAGCGCAATCAGTATCGGCTTCGCACCATTGATACCCTTTTGATTGAACTTAGATACACCGAAGCGTTCATTGGGTAACTCACGTGAGACACCGCTTTCACGATCAAGGTCAGGCATCCACACGCTACCATCGGATAGCTGAGTGCAATCAATAGGATCGACTGCAATGTGATTGGCGAACTGAGGTAAAGATTTGAGCGCATGGAATAGTGCAGTCTTACCAATGCCATTCTCACCCTCTACGATAACTGTACGCTTGTGTCCGACAGTTGCTACTAACGATTGCACTTGTTTGAAAGATAAAAAGTTTCTCATTTGCGTTCTCCTGTTGATTAATAAAATTACTGACCGAAACCATAGTATACCACAGATTGTCTAACCTTTGACATTTTTACAACACATGATTGTTGGAGTATGGGAACTCTTTAGGGGTGCAGAACTTAGGTATCAATTCGTTTCCTGTCACACACTTACCAACAATTCGCACCATGCGATCAAGCAATGCCTTTTCCAATTCCTTTTCTGTCACTAGCTCGTTGTTACTGGTCAGCATCTCGATCTGATGTTCACGACTAAACGTAGTAGCTTTCCATTGCAATCTAGCATGAATACGTCTGCATGTGATACTGTCATACGCTTGTTGTGCACTATGATTAATGAGCGTATCAACTGCCCTGTCTCTTACTGTATCGGAGTCGGGACAATTGTAGAAGTCACGCAACTCATTGCGCTCACTATACGTTACCCCTGCGCCATAACCAAACGGGACTGCTTTTTCACGATCATACAGAAACCTCTCTAAATACTCAGGCATCCTGAACATGCATACTGTAATGAATGGTTTAAAGAAGTCCCGCACTTCTTTGTTGCGCTCTCTGTCCTCCTTCAACGAGACCTTGCGATACAACTGCGTATGCTTCGAGCCACTAACAACCAAACTGTTGTTCTTATCAAATAAAAGCTCGGTGTCCTCAAGTTGTCCCCGTACAGGCACGAGTGCCATTTCACCTGTTGTTGTACGAAAAGTTTGATTGGGCGCAACACCTACTACATAGTCCATGAAATGTTTATCAGTCATACTGTTGCTCTCTCTGTACTGGCGCAGTTCCAACCCGTTCGCATTGGGGTGATGATACCTCGCCATGATCTGATTGTATAAGTGCAACTCGTACCCTTTATCCACCTCAACGATGCGGTAATGGTGTTGATACTTGCCCCATAGTGGGCGCTCATTGTCCTCCCATATCTTTTTCTTGCGCCACGTTGGTAACGCTTTGCGCCTAAAAAACTCTTTCGCTTTCGCATAGTTGTTGAGCATGTCGATATTTCTGATGTTTGTGTTATACATGTTTAGCCCTCCTGTTAAAAGTTTGTATTGAGTGTGTGGACTGTGTAGATGTACTCGCCTATCAAGTCCCCTGAATAGTTCTCACTTGTCCAATCGGATTCTTGCCCATCCTCACCCACCGCAACAATCGCCCACTCAGCCTCGAATGTTTCCTCAGCATATCTGCATAGGTCGTAGTGGCACACCACATCATCAAAGGTCTCGTACCACTTCACATCGCTATATTCAAACGTCATGATCGGGTCTTCTTTGTGCGGTGCTTCATCGGTGTCCCACGTCCACTCGGCAAACCCTATGTCACCAAAATTCTGCTCCGCCATCTTATCGTTTCGCGCCTTGACGAGAATTACGAACTTCTCCCTGTCCTCGATTGATTTGAATTTGATAATACCCGCTACATCTGATCTGTATCCCATAGTGTTTCTCCTTAAACTTCGGTTGTAATAGTGCCACCAGTAATCACAAACTTGGTGTCGTTGAGTTTTTGTGCGATAGCATCATCTAAATTGTCATCGAGTTTGCTATCTAATAAGTCTGCAATGGTGTCGCTGAAGTCGTGCTCGTTCAGTCTGTCGGTGAAGTCGTAGTCGTCCACCGCACCATATGCCATCTCTACAATTTCGTCACGATCAAAGTGGCACGAGTTATCTTCATGACTGTCGAGCAGAATTTTGCATATGCTTCTTATCTTGTCTTCGAAGTCCTCGTTGATTGTTGCGACAGTTTTGTGGTTCTGCATGATCTCTGCCACACGTTTATCGACTATTGCATTGATGTGCGTGTCGATGTCTTTAAAGATTGCAAGTAATAGTTCATTCATGGTTTTTCTCCTGAGTTTCAAGTTGATTAAAAATTATGGACAGTTTGTCCATGCGAACGACACTCGTTATAGATGCCGTAAGATTCCTATTATACACATAGTGAGAAACACTACAGTCATTAGCAGATTTATTGTTGCGTGAAAGATACGCTCTTTGAGCGGGATTAGTTTTTTATTTAGCATCATTACTCCTTTATTTAAACAAAATTGTTGGTTGTCTCATCTTCATGCGTTTGCCCATTGGTAGGTTGTCCCACTTCTCCTTTAATGTTTTAAGGTTGCCCACTAAGTTGTTCCTTGGGTGCGTGAACTCCCGCTTAGCGTACGTTATCCACGGCACATTGGGTACGTCCATATGCTCGATCAAAGCAAACCCCGCTTGTACCCCACGCAGAACAGTTAGGTAGTACGTATTGAATGCCTTACTGTCGTGATCGTCCCGTTTGTCGGCACTATAGATAGCGTTTGTCACTAACCTGATCTCTTTGCGTAGTTCAATAAGATAGGTGAACCATTGCTCTGCCCGTTGCGTTGCGTAGTACCTGTGCATTGCCTGTGATCTGTTGTACTGCGCTTTCTCCTGTCGCTCCTTGATGAGCGTATCAAACACAATGCTTGAGAGATCGCCGTTATCTACCATACGCATGAGTTCTGCCTTGGTTTTCTTGACCAACGGCTTAGGTTTGCGCTTACATAGGTTACAAGTCTTGCCCTCGAGTTCAACGAGAAAGTTACCCGCATACCCTTGCGCCCTTGCTTGAGCCTTGGTTAGTTTGTATTTGAACAAGGAAATTTCTCGCTCCTCGCCACACTTTTTACAGCGTTTGCTAAATTTGGTGGACAATTCTGACATTTTGCGCTCTCTTTCTTAGTAATAAAGGTTACAGTTTTTCAAAATAGTCCACTCCCTTGCATTAGTGGACAGTATAGTGGGCAGGTGTTTTTCCGCATGGTTGCTAGTGTAAACAGGTGTTCGAGTATACGTCCCACCATTCTGAGCATACACGTTTGGCAAAAGCATAAAATCTCTCCTTGTTTGAATTTATAAACACAGATTATCCTTTATATATATACCTTTTTAATAGTTAATTATATATAAGAGTGTGTTTACGCTAGTATCCATGCGTGTTTTCACGTGCCCACCTATTTGTCCGCAAATCCAATGGAGTGGACAGCCCCAAAAATGACTATTTGGTAACGTGTTGTGGAGAAGTTCATCGATTGCCCTTTATGGGTAGTTTGTAGTCGGCTCGGCTTATGGCTTTTAGCTCGTTGTTTTGTGCACGTTGAAGTGCTTCACGTTTGTTGCGTGTTTGTTGCATGGGTGCTGACACCCGTTGAGAATAGGCGTGTTTGTTTGAGTAAGTCTTGCTCATTGTGTTTCTCCTTAAAGTTTAAAGTAAGTTGCGACAATTGTGACGATGCACCAAATGATTGCGAGGATATGGAATAGGTATCTCAT